GGGCATCCATGAGCGTCTCCTGGACGTTCATCATTACGGGCTGGATACGGACACGTTGGTAGATTTCATCACGATGACCGGTGACGAGGCAGTGCAGCAGGTTCAGCGCACCGAGGAGCGGTTATGGCGCGAGCTGGCGGACGAGGTAGAGGTCATCCACTTCGATCGCGTGAAGGATTACCCGGTGCTGGATCGCAACGATTCGGCGCGTACCGGCATCCACCTGGCGCGTCTGGTGCGGGATACGTTACATGCGCTGGATTTACCCGCCGCCGTGTCGGAGCTGGTGGGATCGGCGTCGCCCACCGCTTCTGGTTCCGGTTCCGCCGGGGATGGTGAGCGTGCGCTGGTCACGCTGGCCAGGGCGCGCCAGATGCTTGCAGAGTTCCTGTATCGCCCACAGGGCGAGCTGAGTCTGCCGGAGGTGGTGAGTCGGCTGAGCGGGATGATGGACGGGCTCGCCCGCTCGCTGGATACCGTTTGGTCCGAACGGATAGGTCTGCTGGAAGACCAGCCGCTGGAGGTATCAGTAGGTACGACCGGCGCAACGCCCACGCTCTGGGACGTAGAGATCGGGGCGATGGTGCAGCATCAGGACGAGGTGGCGCAGGCGGTGGAGCAGTCGGCGTCGGTCATGACGGCGGTTGTCGGTGTGCCTGCCAGTATGGCACTATTCGGTGCCGCTGCCGGTATCGGTGCGCTGCGGACCGATATCCCGGAGTCGGATCTGGTGACGCCCCGAATGGATGTGTTGCGCGGTGAGGTCGATCCCGTCTGGGCTGGCAGGCTGCTGGCGCAGTTCGGTCGGGAGCGGGTGTATCGAATCCGCGCCACGCTGATCCGCCTGAGGGCGCTGGTTACCTCGCTGTTGCGGCTCGCGGTAATCAACGTGCGCAAGGTCAGCGTGGATTGGGACTCGCTGGTTACCGAAACGGTATTCCGCTCCAGGGTGCATGAGTGGCGCCGATCGCTGGTGGTCTTCTTCGTGCGCCAGATCGTGTCGGTACTGGACGAGCTGATAGAGGTGCTGCAGTTCGCGGAGTATCTGGGACTGGATGAGGTTGGCGAGTGGATGGCACCGCTGGCGGAGGAGGCGTTACGCTTCTCCAGTCGGGTAGCGCAGGTGGTGCGGGAGCATTTCTACGAGCAGACGATCCGCCGGCGTGCGGTGATAGTGCAGTTCCGTGCGGAGCATGAGCGTATCCGTCAGTTGATTCGGCTCCGCGTGATTCTGGACCGGTGGATAGGGGTGCTGGATGAGGTACTGGCTCTACCGGTGGTTGCTCCGACTCTATCGGCGGCTCGGTAGTCTGTGGGATACGGAACGGGTTCGTCAGGTGGATCGGGTCTCGGCGCAGCTGGAGCGCGTACATCGCGTGGTGCAGAGCGTCTATCCCGGCACGCCTTGGGTCTGCGGTGGTGTATGGAGTTGGTACTCGCCGTCGCCGGCGCTGTCGCTCCACCCGTCACCACCGAATGGGGACCGATGTCCGCCGTCCGGGATTTCCGTCTCCGACTGGTATTCACCGTACCAGCCGGTGCTGTTCTACCACTATCTGCCCCTGGTCGTAGTGTTTCCGTTCCAGGGGGAGTTGGCGCATCGTGCGCAGCAGCTGGGCGTTTCCGTGTGGGTACTGTCGGAGGACGGCAGTGTAGACGAGGATGGGTTGAGGTCGCTGCTCGAATCGATGCGGGGGCGGGCGCTCTATCCGCTGTAGTGTGGTCGCCGCAGAGAGAGATGGATACGGATGTGGACATCGTTAACGGTTTCTGTGAACGGCTTTGTCGGTAGTGGATAGGGGGTATGGGCGATGGGTCTGGGTACCACGGATATCGCCCTGCATGGGATCCCTGCAGTGGATTTGAACGTGCGTAAGCCGTCGGCGCGGGCGTTCCTGTATACGGCGACGGACAACGGCAACCGTGCCGTCCGGTCCTCGCTGGACTATGCATTCCGTAAGGGATCCATCGGATACGATTGGGAGGATCTGTGGAAGGCGTTCCAGGCGGACGGGTACCTGCACCGGGCGGTATTACGGTACCGGAACCTGGTAGTTGGTGACGGTGTGCAGATCGATGGCGACCGCGAGGCGGTACGCTACTTACAGGAGCGGTTCGCCATCGGCAAGTCGCTCAACGGGTTCGGTTGGGACGAGTTGGTGCGCACGCTGGCGCTGGAGTATGTGCTCTACGGGAACGCCTTCCTCATTCGCAGCTACACGGGTCAGTTGAGCGCCGTCTTCGGCAGGCGCCTCCGGGTCGCGCGTGCCACGGCGGCTTGGTATCCGGTGACTGTGCGTTGGCTGGAGCCGCTGCTGGACCGAAACACCAGGGATGTGGTGGGGTGGCAGCTCCGCATCAAGGAGCGGGAGGGCACCCCGAAGACGCACAATTTCCGGGTACAGGACGTGATACACCTATGGTATAACTGCCCGCCGGGCGGTATCTACGGGATACCACCGCTATTGAGTGCCGTGGAGGACGTGCGGGCGTTACGACAGATCGAGGAGGATGTACTCAAGCTGGTACACAAGTATACGCACCCGCTTATTCAGGTGACAATGGCAGACACGCTAGGTTACGGCGAGGGCGTGCGGGCTGATGTGACCGAGTTGGTCTCCACCATCAACACCATGGCGGAGGACGGTTTTTTGGTGACCATGCCGGGTCAGGAGGTGCGGATGATCGGTGCGGAGAGCATGGCGTTACGGGTAGAGCCCTATGTGGACTTATTCAAGCGTCGTGTCTTCTCCAGTCTGGGGATGAGTGGCGTCATGTTGGGTGACCAGCCGGAGCCGCTGGAACGGCAAGTGGAGCTGGAGCGCCATTTACGGGACACGGTGCAGGACCTGCAGATTCAGTTTGGTCAGGGGTTGTTGCATCAGGTCATTCTGCCGTTGTTGCGCGAGGCGGGCTTCTCCGGCAGGACGCAGGTACGCTTACGCTTCCCCGTGCCGGATCGGTCGTTGTTCCTGCGTCAGATGACGCAGTTGGCAAACATCTACACGTTGAATGTGTTGGGTGCGGCCGAGGTACGTCGCATGATGGGCATCGACGAGCCTCTGGACCAGAACGACACCTACAGCGCGCGGGTGACGCTACCCCGTATCTTGGAGCCGATACGGTTACAGGCGCAGCTCGGCGTGGCCGCGGTGCGTCCTCCTGCCGGTGGCGACCGCGCCCCCGGCGCGGCGGGCAGACCGATCGCGCGTTCTGATGGTGAGGGTCTGCTCGATCCGGGTTTTGTCTCGGATGCGGTACTTGGTATTATGGAAGCGAATGAAACCGATCGAGGTGGTTTGGATGCCTGATTCTTCCATCCACATGATTCAGGAGTGGCTCTCTCTGGACTGGGTAAGTCAGCACCTGCGTGGTGAGTCGGCCGGCGGTGTGGAGGCGCCTCCGTTACCGATTGACCAGCAGGTAGATTCGCTGCTGGTGACCATCCGTGCCATCACGGCGGACAAGCCCACCAGGAACCACACTTACTACCCTCTGGAGGAGCTGAAGGGTGACGGGAGGACCACCGGATACGTGACCTTCGTGCGACCGGTGGCGGTGCCGGTGCTGTTGCACCACATGACCACCCCGTCGCTGCTGATGCCGCACCGCGCCATTCCCATCGGTCGCGTGATCCGTTCCAGACTGGTACGGGACGGAGACACCGCCTATGTGGAACTGACGGCGCGCATCACGGACGAGGAGGCCATCGAGGCGATCCGGCGCGGGTTGTTATATACCGTATCGATCGGTCATGTGCCGAAGCGGGTCACCTGTTCCATCTGCGGGTCCGAGATAGAGGGCGAGGGCTGCCCGCAGGGACACGTACCCGGCAAGTGGTATCGCCCGGAGGGGGCGAAGAAGGACCAGCAGGCCCTGGCGGTCATGCATGGGATCCAGGCGGTGGAGTTGAGCTTTGTAAACGTGCCGTCGGATCACGAGGCGCGCATACTGTCGGTGCAGCGCGATCCGGCCAGGGCGGAGTATTTCCAGGTGCCGCGTTCCGGCGTGGGCATCTTGGAGGGGGTGGAAACCATTAAAGTGGAGGATCTGCTGAACAGAGTGGTCACCGAGCAGCTGGAGCCCGGTGCAGCGGTGATTGCCGAGGCGGTCTCCGAATCGGTGGAGCCGTCTCCTGGCGGAGCCGATAGTGCCGAGGGCGAAGGCGACGACCGTCTGCTGAGCGGGGACGAGCTCTGGTTTGTGGATGATGACAAGCTGCCGGAGTGGGCGCACGAGGCGAAGCTGACGGCGGCGCAGCGCAAGCGCCTTCCCGATTCCGCGTTTTGCGGACCGGACCGCAGTTTCCCCGCGCACGACAAGGCGCACGTGTTAGCGGGTTTGCGGCTGCTGGGTCGTGCCAAGTTGAGTGCCGCCCAGAAGGCACGTGTCCGTGCCTGTCTGTTGCGTCGGGCGCGCCGGTTCGGGTTGCCCTCCGGTAAGGACGCGCCGGAGTCGGCATCCGGTGCGGATCGGACCGGTATCCTGCTGATACTCCATCCCACAGAGCTCGAGACCTACGAGTGTGTGTCCGTTCCGAAGGACTACACGGTACTATCTAATCTGGAAGCGATTCTGGAGGTCGGTCGTTCGGCACAGTCTTTGCTGAGCAGTTCCGTGAGCCTAAGCGGCGAGGTGGGTCGCTCCCCGGACGGCGTGGTGTTCCTGCCGAACAGCGTGGAGGAGTACGAGGCGCTGTGTGCCACGCTGATCCCTGCCGTGACCGTCTCTGAGGAGTCCGCCGAGAGCGCGGCGCCGGAGTTGGGGTCGTCGGGATCGGTGGCGACGGAGGCGGTAGTTGCGGAACCTATTGGCGAGGACCGTGCCGAGCAGGGTGAGACGAAGGTGACAGAGACCGGAGAGTCTTCGATGGAGCATTACCGCATGGAGCTGCTGCGCCTGTTGCGGGAGCAGTTCGCCGGTGTTCTCTCGGAGGAGGAGCTGGGGGATGTCGCCACTGCCGTGGTAGCGGTGGGCGCCCGCTACGGTGATCTGATGGGCGAACTGGACGCGCTGAAGGAGCAGATGGAGCAGCTGCGGGAGGCGCTGGCGTCGGCGCGGTCGGAGGTGTCCGACAAGCAGCGCGAGCTGGACGGCCTGCGCGAGGAGATGGCGGCGTTGCGTCGCCAGATGCTGATGCAGGAGTGCGTGCAGCTTGCCATCCGCGCCGGTCACCCGCTGGCGGCGCGGCGCAGTGCGGAGGAGCTCGTGGAGCTGTTCTGGTCCAGACCGGAGTCGTACCTGAGCGCCTTTGCCGAGGATATGCGCCTGGCCATTCAGGACCAGCAGGCGGTCCCGACGGACGTGGTGGTACCCGCCGGTGTATCCTCGGTGGATTCAACCGATCAGGCGGAGGATGCGCCTGCTGCCGGTGGTTCCGTCGACCTGCCGACGTCGGAATCCGCCGGGAGCGGCGGGGGAGAAGAGGACATTCTCCGCAAACTCACGTCCCTGCTGTTCCCGCAGGTGATCAGTTCATCCGTTAGCAAGCCCGAAGAGGACACCGAAGACGTCGAGATCTGGCGTATCTACGGGTCCTTGGGCAAGCCGGAGGCATAACAAGGAGGTAAGGACGCAGGGGTTTCCGGACAGGTTACTCCTGCAGCAACATCGATGGCAAACTACGGTGTTGAGGTATTTAGGGGTCGCCGCTGGCCGACCCAGATGAAGATTTCGGGCATCAACGCGCCCGCCGAGACCTGGGCGGTCGACCCCGCGCTGCCGCCACTGGGATCCGATCCCCGTTATCCCACTTCGGACCTGATCGTGATCCCGCGCGGGCGGTTGCTGTCGGTGCGACCGGACTCGCACACCAACTCCCAGCTGCAGTACAGCGATGAGGCCTATCTAACCATTGCGGATGGCGTGAACAACAAGCCCGTCGGGTATACCGAGAGCAACATTTTCCGCAAATGGCCTCAGCGCATCCAGATCCGTCCGCTGGTCAGCAAGCAGGAGTTCATCGCGCTGCCCTATCTGACCACCATCAACGACGTGTACGGCGCGCTGACTCCCGGCGACAAGATCACTGCGTACTACGGCGCGTACAACAGCACCACACCGAACCCGATGGAGAGGGGTCGTATCGTGAAGTGGGTCGGACGGCGCGGCTATGTGCAGCATGTCGGTACGGCGGCGAACATCGTTGTGTTGAGCGAGGCGAACCTGTCGCCGTTCGCGCCGAAGGTGTTGGCGGCATGGAGTGCTACCGGTGCGTTGGTATGGCCGGAGGGCAACGCGGCGACCGTTTCCTGGAACTCCGGTTCTGGCGCGTGGCAGGTGGACCTGCCCGGTAACACCATTACCGCCAGTGTGGTGCTCTACGAGTGGGGTCAGGGCCCCGAGCAGATCGCCGGTGAGGTGGTGCGCATCCAGAGGATCGATGCCAACCACCTGATGCACGGTTGGTTACAGTGGGTAACGGACAACTTCGCGCAGTGGGACTATCCGCCAATGGCGATGCGCGTGCCCGTTACCGACGTCACCAACGAGACCAACACGGACCTGACTGTGATCGTGGCGGGTCAGACCTATCGGTTGAAGCATCGGCCGGTGGCCTTCTGGAGACCCATCAAGGTGGAGGTCAAGGACTGTGTGATCACCACCGAGAGCGGTACCACCATCAGCCTAGACAACTCGACCTGGTACGAGTTGCCGCTGGCGGATGTGCCCTACGCCAACTGGACGATGGGCAAGTGGCACAGCATCGATCCGTTCACCGGCGTACTGAGCTTCTCCGGCAACATCGTCTTCAACAACCCCGGTCAGGCGCGTGAGGACATCCGCGTGAGCTACTCGTACGAGACGAGCTACCGCGACGGTCGCCTGTGGGCATCCGGTCAGATGGGTCTGACCGACGGTTCCGGTGGTTCCGGAATTGTGGGTATGCCCGCCCATCTGGACGTGCCCGGTGTTGCCGGTGAGCTGCGTGTGATCATCTACTGATGCCGGTGCCATTCGGTTACCAATCGGTTCTATTCCAGGGCGGTTGGGTGCGTTGGGCATCCGCCGCCCGCTCCCGACGGAGGTGTGAGGGGGCGTTCCCTGGTTGGACAGGCAGGCGCCCCGCTAAGAACGGATGAATGAATATACCTTCTCGCAGGTTGTTGGTCGCTCGGTGATCAACGAGGCACAGGATCTCGCCCGCAAATTACGGGTGGACACGGGCGACCCCGAGAAGATCAGCTCCATGCTGGAGGAGCACAAGCAGCAGGTGGAGCTGATCAAGCGGTTGCTGACCACCACATCGGCCTCGAAGGATCTGCCGAGAATCCCGATCACGGAGGCGTTGCACAGCGCAGACGCATCCATCCTGTTCCCCAAGGCGATCAGCGACGTGTTGCTCCGCCCGCGCGAGCCGATGATGATCGGTCAGCAGTACCTGGCGAGGACTATCCAGGTGGATAACGTGCGGTCGTTGGAGTTCCCGGTCATGGGCGCCATCCGTGCGTTCGACATGTCGGAGACTCAGGAGTATCCCGAGCAGTCTGCGGCGTTCGCCCAGCACTTCACCGAAGTGAAGGTGAACAAGGTCGGTCTGCGCATCGACATCGCCGAAGAGGTCATCCGCGATTCGATGTGGGACGTGCTGGGTCTGTATATCGAGGCGGCGGGCTTCGCCATGATGCGCCACAAGGAAGAGAAGATCTTCAACACGGCGCTGGACTTCGGTCATGTCGTCTACGATAACAACGTGAACGATCCGAACTTCTGGACGCACGGTATGGGTGCGGACGGCAACTACAACTACACCGTCACCTTCGACGATCTGCTGGATGCGCTCGGGGCGCTGGTTGCACATGAGTACGTGCCCACCGACATCATCATGCACCCGTTGGGCTGGGTTGTGTGGGCAAAGGATCCCGTGCTCCGCGCCCAGTTCCTGACAGGCGGTCAGATCGGTCAGACGGTGTGGTCCTCGCTGCCCCAGTTCGACCAGAGCATGAACATGCCTTGGAATATCAACTACGTGGTGACTCCGTTCACCAACATCAGCCTGAATACCAAGCTGAGCGGGCACACCGGGAACGCTGCGAATAAATATGCCAACCCGAACAACCTGCCGAACGCGCACCTGACCGATATCATCATCATCGACCGCAACTCGGCGATTGTGGTGCTCCAGCGCGACCCGATGGAGATGGATAACTTCGAGGAGTGGCGCCGCGACACCCGCGCTATTAAGGTACGCGAGCGCTACGGCGTGGCGGCGCTCAACCAGGGTCGCTCCATCTCGCTCATCAAGAACATCCGCCTGGATACCAACTACGCGCCGATCATGACGGTACGTACCATCTCGCCTTCGTAGGCGCGGTGTCCATCCGCCGCCGGTGCGAGACCGGCGGCTCCGTCACGTCTGGTCGGGTGTTCGCTGCGGGTGCGTCGTTCGGCGGCACCCGACCGCAACTAACTGCTTCTGCCGGGCGGTGTCTGCCCGCCTGAAGGAGAGGAGATCCTCTTGGATCTGTCACGGTTCCTGCCCACTCTGGTGCGTTCCAACCCGGCGGATGGGAGTCGCGGCGTCTCGCTCAGGCCGACCATCCAGCTCTGGTTCAGTGTGGATTTGCACTCGGACGTCTTCGACCAGACGGAGATCGTCAAGCACCTGACGCTGGCGGAGGCGGTAACCGGTGCCCCGCTGACGTTCACACTGCTTCCCCAGAGCGCGGACAGACCCAACTACAAGCTCGTGCAGATCCGGCCGACGGAGCCGCTAGAGCCCAGTACGGACTACCTGCTGCTGATACTGCCTACCCTACCGGCTGCCAGCGGTCGCACCGCCGGCGTGGTAACCACCATCCGGTTCCGCACCACCGAGCCCGGACTGGAGATTCCCGTCCCGCTCCCGCTTGCTCCGCCACATAACGCGCGGGTGAGCGCCCTACCGGTTACCCTGCGGTGGCAGCCCTGGTCCTCTCCTCCGAGTGGGTACCAGCTGCTCTATCGTGTCGAGCTGGCGCGGGACGAGCGCTTCGTGGACGATGTCTGGTACTCTGTGGGCGATGCCTCGCAGGTCGTTGTACCAGGCGCCTACACCAACCGTCAGGGCTATTACTACTGGCGGGTTCGGATCCAGCTGGTGAAGAACGCCACGCAGGAGGTCACGGTAGGCGAGTGGAGCCCGTTGGTGGGCTTCACGCTTGCCCCGGAGGGCACGTCACCGTTGGGACCGCCGGAGCAAGGTATCGTGAGCTCGCTGGACGGCGGACTGGACGGCCAGCTGCGCGAGTGGCCCTTGATGGTATTGCAGCTGGTGCCGGGCGATGCCGCCGTCCGGCTGGACCGCAGGGACGCCGACGGATATCCCAGCTGGGAGTGGTATTCCGTGCCGGTAACGCTGACCCCGGTGGATCACCGCCCATCGGACCGCATCATCGATCGGCTGGCGGTCACACCCAACGAGGAGATAAGGGTGAACCAGCTCTACCGGTTACGGGTAGTGGATACGGATCTGGGGACGGTGCTCTGGGAGAAGATGTTCTACTCGTGGTTCACGCCGTGCTACTCCCACCCGGACGCCATCCGCGCCCGCATGGGCGAGCTGCTTCCGTATCTTCAAATGGACGAGCAGGACCTGTATTTCCTGATATACCGCAAATCGCTGGAGGCGAACCGTCACTACCTGTGGTGGTATTTCCACCCGCGGTTCGGCGGCCCGCCGGAGAGTTCGGTGCGGTCGGTGCAGGTGGGTCATTTCTTCTCGGTGCAGCGTTGGGTAGAGGCGCAGGTGGGCATCGAGATCCTGACCCGCCAGATCATGCGTATGACCGGCGCTTTGGGCAACCAGCAACGTCTGGGTGACTACTCCGAAGATGTGCAGGCGGCGGCACTGGCGGAGATGCGGGAGCTTCGGCGCCAGCTCCAGCGCGAGTCCGGGCTGTGGGCGGCGGAGTTCAGCAAGCTCTACACGGCGGCGGCATCCGGCTCCAAGTCGTCGTTGAACCCCGCCTACCAGCGTGGTGGTAGCCACGAGTGGCCCAGCAGGGACTGGCGCACGGTAGACCACGCATGGAGTGATAGCCCGTGGCGCCGCTGATCCCACAGCCACTGGAAGGCGGTTCCGGAGCCCGTCGCATCCGATGGCGGGTGACCCAATTCATCCACCGTGAGCCGATGTGGATGCTGTATGTGCGCCGGTTGACGGAGCGGCGGTGCAGCTGCTACGAAACGCAATCGGCGGGACGCGGGGTCTGGCATCCGGACTGTCTAGGACTGGGTTACGAGCTCTCCTTAGAGAAGTTTCCCGGTCGACGCATGGCGCGACCTACCGAAGAGCGCGATATCGCCGTCTTCGGTCAGATTTCGCAGACCCACCCGATCATCTTCATGCCCTATTACATGGAGCCACAGGAGAACGATCTGGTGGTGGAGGTGCTGCACTGGCAGGGAACACGCCCCGTTTCGGTGTTTCGGGTCTATACCGTTATGATCGCGCTTCCGATGTCCCAGTCGGAAGTGAGTTTCTTCGCGTGTGGGTGCAACCCCTACGATCTCGACAAGACCAGGCTGTTGGAGGCCATTGAGGAGATGCCGGTACGGCTGCGCACTGCCTAGTGGTGATCCGATGCCCGATCCGGGCGGTGACAGCGCAGTCGGTGGGTGGTGCACACACGGAGGAACGGAACGAAGATGCTACTCAGCCTAATCGGTGGGTTGCTGGTGGGTTTCGCCATGGGTTATTCGTATGCGATGACAGAGGTATTTGGTAATCCGGAGGGGTCGGAGCGGGCATGCGAGGGTACCGACTCCGTAGGGGAGACAGAGTAGTCGACGATGGCTCTGTTTGGCGGCAATACGGTACCGTCGGGTTGGTCGTCAGGCACCGCGCTGGACTGCACCGTGGACACCTCCCGACTGCTGGCGCCGGTACGGCGGGAGATTCTGGGGGTGAGTTTGCGATCGCTGCAGAAGCATGGGGACTACCCGTTCCAGCGCACGTTGTTCCGTTATAACCTGCCCATGCCGGTACAGCGGGACATCCGCGGATTGGGGCTGACCGCCACTGCTATCGGTGCCGGACTGGACGACGTGTTGGATGCCGGTGAGGCGGATACCGTCGCCGACAGCTACGATATCCTGTCCGCGCTGTGGGAAATACCACCGGCGCAGACGGCGATCTGTGTGGGTTCGGAGGACCCAGGTCTGTACTGGCAGACGCCGGAGGAGTTGGTGGACCGTATTGCGGGTCTGGTGGACCGGGGTTACCGGATATTCGAGATAGAGAGCGAGCCGTATCGCGCCGTCTGGGGTCAGGACAGCAGGTTCTCTTACTCTCAGGCCGGAGAGGCGGAATACATCTCCTACCTCCGGGAAGTCTACCTGCTGGTGAAGCGGAAGTGTCCACAGGCGCAGGTGCTTATCAGCGTGCTGGATTCCAACGCACAGTGGTGGGGTAAGGACATGCTTTCCCGCGCTGCCGGATACTACGACGGTATCGCCCTGCACGCCTACCAGCGTGGCACCCAGCGAGCCAACGCCTATGATGGAATGGGGTTCCTACAGTGGGTGATTTCCGAGCCGGTATCCATCCACACGCGGTTGCTCGAGCTGACACCGTATGCTCCTGTTTATCTCACACGCTGGGGCTCGGACAGTTTGGGCGCGCCGGACCCGCCGGTACGGGATGGGAACATCTACGCGGTGATGGCGGCCGCCTACCGGATTCTGCTGATGCTGGAGGAGCCACGTATCCGCTACGCCGGCCACTGGAGTCTGATCGACCACTGGTGGGGAGGCAAGCCGGAGTGCGGCAAGTTCCTGTTCGTGCGGGCGCAGGAGCCCAACAAGCGCGGCTTCCTCTACTGGCTGTATTATTATCTGCAGCGGTACCTGGGTCGCTACCAGCTGGATGTAGGTGGCACTGCGCCGGTATCGATGCTGGAGGACTCCCTCGACGAAGAGAGAGTGGCACTGGTTACACCGGTGTTCGCCAGCATCAGCACGGGCATGGATCACCTGCTGGTGGTTATCCTCAACGGGAGCTGGAGTAGCCAGTACTCCGCCAGCATCCGTCTGAGCAACGGGATATTTACCGGCGGTAGCGGTGTGACCATCATGCATGGGGATGCCGACCACAGCGGGGTGGTGACCGATGCTCCATCGGAGCTGGTGGCGCCGACGCAGCCGACGGTACGTTGGAATATGGTCACACTGGGACTGTTGCCGCGCAGCGTGACGTTGTTAGACCTATCGGTGAGTATTTAGCGGTATTTGGCGGGGTGGGTGATGGTGTGTTTCAGGGTATAGAGTTGCTGTATCGGGAGTGGAGTGCCATGCGGTGGCGCCGGTGTTGGCGGCAGGCGGTCTGGGTGGTCGTATGGTTGGCACTGCTGGTCACGGCGGTGTTGGGTCAGCCGGTCCGGCGGATGCCGCTGGTGCGGTATGTCAGCTTCTCCCAGTATCCGAAGGTGGTTCAGCAGGGTCAGACGGCAACGTATACTGTCAAGGTGAGGTTCCAGCTGACCGCCACCTCGTTGTCGTTGCAGGCTTCGGTGGTCTATTACGACGCGAGTAACAACCAGTATATCGGCGATTCGAACACGTTTACGCTGCAAATAGATACCAATTACTACCATCGGATACGTGTGGTGGTGCCCATCCCGGCCGGGTACAGCTATGTGAACGGCAGCTTGAGATACGATGGTCAGACTATCACCCCGTCCTCGGTGAGCAGCAGGGCGGTGTACTGCTGGGTGGAGGTTCGCGCGGACGGGCAGGACCACTCCATCACTGCCACCATTCGGAAGAACTGACGCGATATGGCAAATCTCGTGTTGCCAACCGATACTCCGGGTCTCTATGCCGGTCGCTGGCAGGTTCAGCGGCTGGTAGACATGCCCGTTGCCCTCTATCTGGTCGGGTCCGCCTATGACGGTCCGGACAACGAGGCGGTGCTGTGTCGCAGTGTGGATGAGGTAGACCGTGTCTTCGGTACCACTCTCCGCTATCGGTTCCAGTTGGCGGAGCGGCAGACCTATGTGACGCTACCACTACCATGCGCCACGAATGGGCTGGTCTCCACCTCTCTTCCGCTCGAGGGTGTGCGGGTG